GAGAAGAACTCGCAGCTGAGGAGCCCTCCTCCTTACGCGGACTTTCCGCACCAACCCTACCGCCTCCTTGAAGCGTACGCGCTCGCGTGGCAAGCGGCGAACGACAAGAGCCTCACGTACACGTCGCACTGGGGCAGGCAGCAAGGGGCCACAACGGCGGCGATCGCGATGGCGATGACCTCGCCTGACGTGACACTTCTCGTGTCTGACATGAAACGCGCGAAGGAGGTGACGAGCAGGATCTTCAGAGCCTTCAAAAAGGAGAGCGGCAACATCCACTCCCACTTGCAGCCCAACGTTGTTCACAAGAACGTGTGGTGGATGACCGGCGTGCGCCACTGCGTGCACGGAAGGCAGCCGTCGCTGGTCATCGTCGATTCAGAGACAGCCTGGCGCAAGGAGCGAGACCAGGCGATCGGTGATCTCCGGCACTTCTTGCAGTGCGGCGTCGTCGTCTTCGACGCGAAGGCAGACTTCCTGCTCTGACAGAGAATTGGTTCGGGTGTGGAGACGGACCGCGTAGAATCCGTACATGCGATCTATCGACGTGTACTGTTTCGCCGGCGGCTTCACCGTGGGCGTGGTCCAGGCGGGCTTCGAACTCGTCGCGAAGCGAGAGGGGGAGTCGGCGTTCGGAGCCGCAGCGGCCACGTCCAACCGTCACATCCTCGGGCACAAGTGGCAGCTGGAGGCCAGCGAGGCACGCTTCTGGACGCCGACCGCGGCCGAAGCGCTGTTCGCCAACCCGCCGTGCTCAGGGTTCTCTGTCCGCAGCGTTCACGTCCCCGTGAAGGGCACGGACAAGAAGAACACACCGGTGTCCGAGTGGACGAACGGCTTTCGCGGCATCAACTCGAGCATCAACTCGTGCATGCACGACATCATCGAGTACGCGGCGAAGTGCCCGGAGCTTCAGGTCGTGGTCTTCGAGTCGGTCCAGCAGGCCGGCAAGCTTGGCCTGCCGTTGATGAAGACACTTCGTGACAAGCTGGAGGCGCTCTCTGGTCACGACTGGGACCTCCACCACGTCTTCCACAACAACATCTCGTGCGGCGGCAACAGCGACCGCCCACGCTACTTCTTCGTCGTCTCGCGCATCCCCTTCGGCGTCCTGCCGACCCCTCTCGAAGGCGTCGTGCCGCGCGCGGTCGATGTCCTCATGCCGGACGTCCCCGGCCGCGACGGCAACCACACGCCAAACACCGCCGAGGCTCGACGCATCAAGTCACTGCTGGAGACCGGCGTCGAGTGGAACGCGCGGGAGTGCGTCAGCCAGGCGGCGAAGCGGTACGTGGAAGCGCACGGCATCCAAGCCCTACGTGACCTCGACTCGTGGGACACACCGCGCCTCAAGTACTTCGAACGACGCGAGTTCCGAGCCGATCAGTACCAGCCTCGTCGCTGGGCGGCCGACGCGCCTTGCCCCGTCATCACCGGCAAGCTTCAGGAATCCGTCCACCCGACCAAGCCGCGGGTCCTCACGCTCCGCGAGGGCGCGAGAGCACTCGGCTACCCCGAGGACTGGTCGCTCGCCGAATACAAGACATGTGCGTGGCTCGGGAAGGGCATCCCCGTCGCGTCTGGCCGTTGGATCGCCGAGAGCGTGAAGCGTTGCCTCAACGGCGACGTCACCGGTCTGGAGCGTGGTACTCTCACGGGTGAGCGCGAGTGGACGCACGACAACACCCGAGCCTGGAAGGCTTGGATCAAAGGATGAGGCAGCCCTCGCGGCTGTGCCAGATCCACGTGCGATAGTCGAATGTTCCGACCTCGCTTCTAGGTCGGGCGTTACCCGACATGCAGTTGGTGTTGACCAAGCCAACCATCTTGAAGCGAGTGATCGACTCATCCATGAGCTTCCAGTACTCGGGTTCCGTTAGTTCGGTGACAAGGTAGAGCTGTCCGTCGTCGTCCAGGAGGACGTCACCCAGCTCAAGGTCGTAGAACGTGATGACCTTCGCGTTCGGCTCGTCGTGCCGACGCTTCCGACGTCTCACTCGACGATCGCTTGGTGCACGACGACGTGGTGTTTGCGGCCGCGGATGGAGATCTCCCACGTCCCGCTCGGGACACGCGACACGAGGTTCGTCAGTGGCGTGCCGTCCACCAAGACCTGCTTGGATATGACGAGATACGCGGCCTGCGAGCGCGTGAGCGGCTGATGCTCGCCGATCTGGACGCAGTACTCCACAACGTTAGCGACGAAAGCGTCGCGATCGGCAGTGGGGTAGAAGTGGATGGGGCCGTCCTTCGTGCGTGTGTCGTTCATGCCAGCAACACTACGACGCCCGGCGGCGCGTCAGTCCTCTTGAAACATTTTGCAACTCAAGAGCGAAGATCGTGTCGCGAGAGCATGACGATGGGTTGGCATGGACGAGAACGCGAAGCCTGAGTTTCACGTGCTGGTTGAGACGTGGTGGAGCACGGCAGAAGCTCTCGAAGCGATGCCCGGTTGCGAGCCTCCGCGAGCAAGCTGGCACGCCCACGTGTTCGAGAGGATCCTCGAGCAGTGTGGGTGGACCGTCCAGGAGTGGAACGAGGCAGTGGACCTTCAGAAGAAGAAGGCTTAGAGGATGAGCATGACGACCAAGAACCTGATCGACGGCGACAGCAAGAGGCTGAGCGTCTTCAACGACAAGACAGGCGAGTACACCGACGGCCCGCGGCTCGAGCTCGCCGAGGCGCTCCAGTTCGTCCACGACGCGTACTCGGCTCTCACGAGCGCGCCGGCCCCGAAGGTGTCCACGTTCATGGCTCACTTCGCGGTGCAGGCCTTCTGCAAGCACACCGGGTGGCAGCCTCACGAGATCGCGGCGGCGGAGCAGTACGTCACGTTGATGAGCGCCGCCGGGCCAGCAGCGTCCGCAGGCTAGCATGTCTGCATGTTCAAGAAACTTGCTTTCCTCGCCTCCATCGTCGCGCTGACCGTCGGCTGTCACAAGCAGCCTGCGACTTCCTCCGGACCCATCGTCGCGAAGACCCCTGAGGTCGCCGCGAAGCCTGAGCCTCCCAAGTTCGAGGTCGTCAAGCCCAAGAAGGCGGCTCCCCCGTTCAATCTTGAGGCCACCGACGGTTGGTCCCTCGTCAACTACGTGGATCTCCCCGCTGACGCGAAGGAGCCGCAGCTCATGGCCATCTTCGAGAACGATCTCGACGAGGAGACGTCGGTTCGAGCCGCCGTCATCGCTGCGAACCTGACGCCCGAAGAGGCGGCCTCGTTCCTCGACGACGTCCGCGCTGAGGCGAACGGCCGTGACAACGCCAAGGTCCTGAAGGAGCGCATCGTGCGCCTCGACGGGACACGCGCGTACGAGCTCATCGAGGTTCGAATGACCTCCAGCGGCGTGCAGATGTTCGTGACGCTCGCGGTGACCAGCGGCAAGCTCGGCTTCGTGATCAGCTGCGGCGGCGCGGCCGAGGACGGCGAGCGCATCCTCCCCATCTGCGCGGAGTTCGTCGAAGGCTTCCGCGTTCGGAAGTAGCTCAGATCTCAAACAAGCAGGCGGTGACGGCGTACGCGACGTGCCCATCGTGAACGACGAGGCTCGTCTCGTCGTCCTGATCGTGCACCACGACGCACGCGTGGTACGGGGGGAGCCAGACGACGACGTTGTTCAACGGGATGTTGTCTCTTGTCGGCGGCAAACGCCACAGGGGGATCCCGTCGTCCCCCTCGCAGATGGCGAGGTAAGAAGCGCTCGTCACTGCCATACCTTCTACGTAACAAAGCTGCCTTGAGTTACCTGTTCTTGAGCGGAGAAGTGACTGCCACCCTGCCGTTGTGCATCAAGCGCAACGGGTGGCAGCACACCACCGTCGCGAGGCCCATGCGCGCCTTCGGGACAGCGATGACGTATGGGGCGATTCCGCGAGCTTTCGACGCTGTCTTGTGGTACTGCTCCATCGACGACGACAACCTCTGCCTCCGCAACCAGCGGGTCCTCCGCGAGACAGGTGTGCCATGCTGGCCGAGCCTTGAGCTCCTCGAGATGTGGAGCGATCGACGAACGAAGCTGTTCTCCTGCCTGTCCCACGGGTTCGTTGACGACATCGAGTTCTCGCACTGGAGCCTGCACACCGCGACGCGTGACACCGTCGTCAAGGTCGGCAACATGCACGTCGGCGAAGGGAAGATGCTCGTCCGTGCCGGGGAGGACTTCCCGTACTGGCCTGGCCTGGCGACGCTCGAGCCGTACGTCGAGGGCAGGTCCGTGCGCGTGTACGTCGTCAACGACGTGGTCGGCGGCGTCGAGTACGTCAACGACCACAACTGGATCAAGAACGCGCCTGGGGCCGTGACATTCGAGATCGAGCTCGATCAAGCGCTCATCGAGCACGCCCGAGGAGTGCACGACCTGTTCGGGTTCCCCATCTCAGGCATCGACTACATCGTGCGCGCAGACGGCACCTTCAGGTTCCTCGAGCACAACCACTTCCCCGGCGTCACCCTGCACGCGACGGTCGAGAAGGAGATCGTCAAGGTGATGAACCAGGCAATGGACGATCTCGAAAAGGCAGCAAAAGGCGGGTAAGTAGGTGAGTGACATTCCTCACCTTTCTGCTGATCCTCCTCACGACCGCCGACGTTGATGTCCCTCCGCCGGCCACGACCCACATCGTCGGCGACTCCCAAGCGTGCTCGATGCGCTACACCCCTTTGTCGAAGGCGATGAAGATCACCTGCAAAGGTGGGACAAGCACGCAGCAGTGGCACACCAAGATCGACGAGGCCGGCATCGTGTCCGGCGACATCGTCATCGTGTTCCTCGGCAGCAACGACTGGTACCGCAAGCCGGATCCCAAGCCTATTCTCGCCAAGCTCAAGGGCACGAAGTGCGTGTGGGTCGGCCCGCCGGACATGCCCAAGCACCGCGGTCCAGCGGCGGATCACCTCAAGAAGGAGGTCGAGGCCGACGGGACTTGCGCCTTCCTGGACAGTCGAACGCTCGGGCTGAAGCTGCCAGACGGGGTGCACACAAGCGAACCAGGACGTTGGCTCGCTGAAGCATTGAAGCGCCTCTAGTTACATTTATGCTGCGTCACCTTTGCCGCGTCGCTCTCGTCTTCGCGGTCGTGCTCCTCACCGCTTGTTCCGCTCAGAAACCGCGAGCTGCGGTTCCCAAGAAGAATGTGAACAACCCAACATACACGCTGATCCTCGACAAGAGCTTCGGCGGCCCGGAGCGCGAGATCATCGTTGACGAGTTCGGTCGTTGGGAGAGAGACACGAACGAGACGGTGAAGTTCAAGGTGGCGAACTACACCTTCGACCCTTCCTTGGAGGAGATCCCTGAGGTCGGCAAGGGGGAATGCACGTACGACACGTACATCTACCGCGTCAACGCGTTGAACGAGGACGTTCGGAAGCTTGACGCACGTGAGAACGGCAAGACGCTCGGGTTCACGAGGTCAAGCTGCACGACACGCGTCGTCGCTTTGATCACGGAACGCCTGAGCAACGCCAAGCTCTTCCGTCAAGTCGTCTTCCACGAGGCGGGTCACCTCGTCGGCCTGGATCACATCCCTGTGCCGAAGGAGAGCGTGATGTTCCCAAGTGTTGACAAGGCGTCGCCGTGTGCGACCGCGCTCGACATGAAGCAGTTCTGCATGCTTTACGAGTGTGATTGGAAGGCGATGAAGTTCTGCGAGTGACTTACCCGCGAACGTTGCCCATCATGCCGAAGTTGAAGTAAGTCAGGTTGCCGACGTCACCGTAAAAGGTGATCGTGATTCCGCCCGAGATCTCGAGCCACGTGAAACGGTGGTAACCAGCGCTCGGCGTGCCGCTGTACTGCGCAATGCAAGGCTGGTACAGTGAAGCGTTCGTGATGGTTCCGTAGATGTTTGCGGAGTTCACAGTTGTCGAATCAACGCCGATCCCGACGCTGCATCCCCATCCTGAAGTCCCAGCGCTCGCGAGCGTTTGCACTGTTGCGTTCACGAGCTCTGTATCCCCAATGACGAACTCGAAGCTGTTCGCGGTCTGACCGTTCGCCGCTCGGTAGCTCGTGGCAGCGTAAGTCCAACTATCGGTGCCCTCACTGGGCTGTTGCAGAAACCTTGGCACACGGTTGTAGTAGTTCCAGACGAAGCGTCGCGAGGCGGCGTCGGCGACCACGCCTGCGGCGACGGTCCTGACGGTGCCCACGTAGCGTCGCGTCGTGTCGTTTCCCTTGACGAGGACGCCGTCGAGCGTTGTGAGCGCGATCTCCCTCGTCGTTGCGCCTGACCACGGCGAGAAGTCGAGGTCGATCACGTCAAGGGTGGTGTCGTAGTACGCGAACACGTCGTAGTTGAGGTTGGACGCGCTTAGCGCGCTCAACGACTTCGTGACCATATTCGTCTGCTTGACGAGCCAATGGTCGCCGTTGTGGACGCACAACGCGTTGGACGTGAACGGCGTGAGGTACAGCGCTGACGCCGAAGGGACGTTCGCTGAAGGGACGGCGGCGCTGCCGGACACGCTTAGACGATGCCCGAAGACGAGCGAGTTCATCGGGGCGTCGATGTCGGCAAGACGTGCGGTCCCGTGCACACGCAAGTCCGTGGGGATCGTCTCGGCGCCGACGTCCAGGTCGGCCGGGACCACGACCTTCTCGACCTCGCCGTTGTGCTTGGTCTTCGTGTGGTAAGGTTTGCTCTTGAAAGTTTTGCGGTCCATCAGAACACCACCGACGAGATGTTGAGGGCGGAGTAATCGATCTCCCCTCGGTTCCTGCTCACGCCGTCGAAGTACGGGAGCGAGCTCGTCACCTCGTACGACAGGTTGCTGCTCAGCGTCAACTCCGCGTCGGTCAGGTTGCCGTCGCGGTCGTAGAAGTTCACCTGGACCGGCCCTTCACGGACCGTGACCGTGTCGTTGTCGAAGAACTTGCTGTCGAGCCTCTGCTCGAGCATGTCGCGGAACTGCCCGTACCGATCGCGGCGGTACATCGTCACGTTGCGCGTCGGGAAGGCGGACATCATGCCGTAGCGCCATCCGCGAAGCCTTACTCCGGCGTTCACAGGAGACGTTGCGCCAAGCGGAAGCGCCGTAGTGCGGTAGGTGACGTGTTGGTTGTCGTGTTTGCTGCGCCCAGACCCAATTCCAAAGAAAGCCTTCAAAAACTCTGGCTTTCTCATTCCGTTCACGCTGAGACTGTTCGGCGATGCCTCGCCTGCGAACAACTTCAACGACCCGGATCCGACTTCGTATGTCAAGTCGTTGTAGTTGATCTCACTGCGAACGATGCTCGACACGCCAGGGAGCTTGTAACGGAAGACGTGAGTTGACAACGTGTCCGAGAACTGTTGCGTGACGACAGGGTTTCTCGGTTCGTATGGGAAACGCATGCCCCAGTCCTTAATGCCGTTAGTCGTGTGGATGGAGCCGGCGAGATCCGGTCCCCAAAACTCGTCGCCGGTTGTCAACCCATACTGGACCTGGCCGGCACCTGTGTCGTACCCAGCCAGCACTAGCGTCGGGTTGATCTGATGCACGAGCTCGCCTGGGTTCAGGATTCGCGTGTCCCAAAAGATCTCAGACGTCGATTGATAGACAGCCGCTCGACTGCTCTTTTGCAGTTCGTGGATCCTGCGAGAACGAGACCAAACGTGTTGGTTTGACCAAACGCTCTGGTTTGAATGTTCGACGAAGTTGCTGTAGTACTGCTGTGTTTCGCGAGAAGCGCTCAGGTTTGCCTGCAGCGAAGGGTTCACAACGTTGACAACGTTGAAGCGATCGAGGTACGTTCCTGACATCTCGTTCCGATACGTCACGTCGAACTGATCAAGGGTGGGCTCCAAGCCAATGCTTTCCCAAAGTTCAACGGTCTCCAAACGCTGGTTCAACGTGTCGTGGAACTCGCGGTCCTCTTTGATGAGGTCGCCGTAGAGCGTGATGCGGAGAGTCCCTGTCGGGATCTTGACGTCGTGGTAAGCGACAAGACGATTCGGGGTCGGCCTGTCGCCTCCCAGGATGTTCCAATCGCTCGCGTGTTGTGCGCCGACGGCACGATGCTTGCTCAAGCAAAACAAGAGATCATCTTCGGGGTAGAGCAGGTATGGACTCTTGGTGGTTGCCGAGATCACGTCGTGGTAGATCTTCGACTTGAAGAATCGAGGCGCGACGGAGTCCTGTGCAAGGTTCTCGTTTTGGGCATCCATCACCTTCACCGGGTTCAACGCGCTATCAAGCGCTTTGTTGTTGATGAGGGCGAACTGGTTCCCCAAGATGCTTCGACCTGCGCCGATGTACTTGCTTGATCGACGCGCGATCGGGCCAAACGCGACACCGTCAGCGCGGGTTGAGCGAGAAGAACCTGCGGTGGCCCCGCTGTTGCCGATGTTGTAGTAGAACGTCGCGCTTCCAGAAGCACGCAGTCGCCAAACGTGCGATGTGACTTGTGGCTCCAAGATCATTCTGACCGAGCCGGTGTACATGTTGGTGGACCCGCTCAGCGTCGAGCCGGTGATCACGACAGTTGGGTTCGCGAACCACCCCAACCCCTCGGGTGTGAACACGACGTCCGTGTATCCACCGACGCCGTTGTAGGCTGCTGAACACACCGTGTACGAGCCTGTTGTCATGTCCAACGTGTTCGTGATCGTGCCCGACGCGATGATGTCTCGAAACGCGTTGGAGTCTTTGTCTTGACGCATCAAAGAGAACGTGACCATCGGGCCACCAGCGTCGATGGTGTACGTGAGGTCGTCTTGAAGGATCTCACGAATGCCAAAGCGATCGTTCAGCCACCCAGGACCTGCAGCGAACGGCATCTCAATGACTGCTTTCTCCAAGAGGAAAGGGTGTGAGATGTAGTCAGACAGTTTCAGAGATTGAGAGACACTTGCACGATGACCCGGGTTCAGAACGCTAGCTGTGACTTGCGCGTAGGACGAGCCGAGGTTTGCGCTGTAGAAGGCGGCGTCTGTGCCATCTCCTTGGTACGTTGTGATCCTTTTGTAAGCTGTTCTTGCGCTGACGTCTTCGAACGTCGTGCCGAAGCCGCTGGCTGCAGAGTCGTTCAACGGCAAGTAGTGCATGCCGTACGGCGTGAACGGGATGGGAGCAAACGTTGACGGGTACGCGCCACCGTTTGTCGTCAACGATTGCTCGTCGTTGACGACCTTGATGAAGCCACCGGACGTAGGGTTGAGGTAGTGGAGCGACGACGACGGAGTGAGTTGAGAGACCGCTGTGAGCGGGATCTCGAGACGAATGATCGTCTTGTTCGCGAGCTTCGACTTGAAACGTTCTGACGCGACGTGGTACGCCGAACCAGTCATGAACGTGGAGTTCACGAGATTCACTTCCGTCTGCTCGAAGAGGTAACTCTCGTTGAAGGGACCTGGCCTCTGCACCTGTTCGCGATGCGCGAGCCATTGGTCCACGTTGACAGGCGTCACGTTTCCTTGAACGGCGACGCTGCTGGTCAGGTCGTTTGCGAGGTGAGTCGAGCTAACTCGAAATGTTGTCGGCAGGTTGACGTTGACACCCGTCAAGAACAGAACGGTTCGTGTGTCGTCGAAGAAGTACGCGTTGCGGCCGTTCCTTGTCTTGTCGCCCGTTCTGACCTTCGTCGGGTAAGCGCCAGAACGTCGATCCTGCGTGTAGATCTCGACCTTCGGTTCGATGAAGCGGAGGGATGATGTGACAGGTGTGTACATCAGTCAGAGATCGCTGTTCGAGTGATGTTGAGGTAGGAGAAGTCGTAGGCCGGCCGGTTGCGGCTCACCTCGTCAACGTACGGGACCGAGCTCGTTGCTTCGAGAGACAAGTTACTAGACAAGGTACGAAGAGGGTCGGTAAACTTGCCTTTCGCGTCGTAGAACTTGACTTGCACCGGCCCTTCCTTTACACCCTGATCGTAGAACTTGCCGTCTAGACGTTGCTCTAGCATGTCACGCAGCTGCCCGTACCGACTCCTGCGGAAGATCGACATCGTGTACGCGGGGAACGCACTCAGCATGCCGTAACGCCATCCACGCAGGTCAGCTGTGATGCTGTTGACCGCGCGCGGGCGCACGTGCTTGTTATCAATCTCACTGAAACCGGTGCCGGCGCCGAAGAAGTACTTGATGAACTCAGGCTTCTTCAGAGGGACGTAGCCTGTGCCCCATCGCGTTACCTCGATCTGCCCTTCGCTCGCTCGGAAGCGTGAGCAGTTGCCAGCTGTTCCAGAGAGAGAACCGATCTCAAGCGAGATCTCATCGTAGTTGAGCTGTTCAAGCTTCAACGCTGTCGAGTGAGCGCCCGGTGTTGGTCGCCTGAACACGTCGTTCTTGAGATCGTCGTAGAACGTGTACGCGATGTCGCTGTATCGAGCTTCGTACGGGTACGTCATGTACCAGTCGAGGATGCCGTTCCCGCTTGTGCCGATGCTCGGGCCAGCGTGGACGTCGCTGACGTTCCCGGAATACGCGGCGTTGATCTCCAAGCACGAGAGGGTATCCGTGGTGAGAAGGTAGTTGGGGTTGCATCTCGCCATCGCGGCGTGAGGAGGGAGCAGACGCGTGTCCCAAAACAGCTCGTTGCTCAACAGCACGGGGTTCCGGGTGCTCTTCCTCACCTCGTAAGCGTACTTCGCGGTGGCCCAGTAGTTCGTCGTCGTTCCTGTGTAGCCGATCGTTCTCCAGGTCTGTTCCAGCGTCGCAGGCGAGTTGGCTGCGAAGTGACCGACGTCTCGCTGGTATTCGAGCGTAGTGAGGTACGGCGAGAGCGCGACGCCCACAACCTCAGACACCGTGGTTGCCTTGAGGTACGAGGCTTGCGCGAAGATGTTGTTTCGATCGAGGTAGCTTCCGGACAGCTCATGCGGGTACGCGACGTCGAACTGGTCGAGAACGGGATCCTCGCCGATCGTCTCCCAGATCTGGGCGGTTTCAAGTCTCTGGTTCAGCGTGTCGTGGAACTCGCGGTCCTCTTTGATGAGGTCACCATACAACGTGATGCGAAGCGTTCCTGTTGGGATCTTGACGTCATGATACGATGTGAGAGCGAGCGGCGTACGGAACGTGTTCGCGCCGTTGAACGTCCACTCGGCAGCGATCGTGGATCCTGCGGCGCGGTGCTTGTTGATCGCCAGGATGAGGTTGTCTTCAGGGTACAGCAGGTACGGGCTCTTCGCTGTCTTCGAGATGACGTCCGTGTACACCTTGCACCGCGTGGTGGAGCCGCCGAAGCCGTGTGCGAGGTTCTCGAACTGGGTGTCAACGACCTTGACGGGCTTCGTCGCCCCATCCAGTTCGTCAACGCTGAACACCGCGAAGTGGTTCCCCAGAACGTTTCGCGACGTCTGCAACGTGAGGCCAGTTCGCTTGCCCGTCGGACCAAAAGCCATTCCAAGAGCTTCAGTGGTTCTCGCGCCGACGTCGATCGAGCTGTTGGGTGCGAATCGAGCGAGAGTGCTGCTGCCAGACACGCGCATCCTGTAAACGTGCGACGTGACCGCTGGATCCATCGTCAACTTCACGGATCCGGTGAAGAAGTTGCTCGATCCGGACGGCGACGACGTGCCGGTGATGACGACAGTGGGATCAACAAATCCTCCGACGCCTTCGTGCAGATACGCGAAGTCGTTAAATCCACCGCTAGAAGACGTGAGCGTGTGGTAAGAGCCGGTCACCATGTCTTGAGCTGATGTGACGGTTCCCGACGCGATGACGTCTCGGTGACCGTTTTGATCCGAGTCTTGTCGCATCAAGGCGAACGTGATGAGCGGACCACCGATGTCAAGAACGTCAGGGTTCGTGGCAGGCGCTCTCATCTTGAAGTTGTCGTTCAACCAGCCAGGACCCGCCTCGAACGGCATCTCGATGACAGCCTTCTCCAGAAGGAAAGGATGCGAGAGGTACTGCGAGAGGTCGATCGACTGCGACGAGTTCGCCTTGTGCCGACTGTTCAACACACTGGCGGTCACCTGCATGGTATGCTGCGTTGCTGTTCCGCCAGGCCAAAAGAGCTCGTCCGAGCCGTCTCCGGCGTAACCTGGGATCTTGCCGTAGTTCAGACGAAGTTGGTAGTTGTTTCGTTGCGATGAGAACGGGTGCTGGTTGATCGGCAGGAAGTGAAAGCCGTACGGAGTGAACGGGAGCGGTGCGAAGGTCGTCGGGAAACGTGCGCCTCCGTACGCGTTGCGAGTGATCTCGTTGGCTACCCTGTCGAACCCAAGCGTGTTGGGGTTGAGGTAGTGAAGCGATCCGGTCAGACGCTCCAACGACGTCGAACGCGTTAGCGGGATCTCGATGCGGATGATCGTCTTCTGCGAGATCTTCGACTTGAATCGATCGGAAGCGATGCTATTCGCCACCCCCGTCATGAACAGGGAGTTCGCAGTGTTGTTCTCGTCTTGCTCGTAAAGGAAGTGCTCGACGAACGGACCGGGCGCCTCGCTCTGATCACGGTGACTGATCCACTGGTCAACAGCGTGCGCTTGCACTCCACCCCTGACGACGAAGCTGCTGGTTAGGTCGCCGGCGAGGTGGTTTGTCCCCGTCGCAAACGTCGTCGGCAGATTGATCATCGCGTTCGCAGTGAAGACGACCGTGCGTGTGTCATCGAAGTAGACGATGTTTTTGCCGGTCCGCGTCCTATCGCCAGTTCTGGCCTTCGTCGGGTAAGCGCCAGTCCGCCTGTCCATCGCGCGCAGGTCGGCGCGTGGAAGCGTGTAGCGCAACGTGGACGAGGCAGGTGTGAACATCAGTAGAAGAAGCCGGTTGAGCCGAGCTGCACGTAACTGTCGGGGATCAGGTTCTCCGTGCCTGGTTCCATCGCGGCGACGGCTGCAGCAAGGTCACTCTCCATCTTAGTGGAACTGATCGTACCCTTTTTCGTGTAGTCTTCGACGAACGGCCCACGTGTGCGTGTGTCGGACGATCCGCTCTCAACGACCGCTACAAGGCTGCCGTACGTGTCCACGTTGTCCAACATGGCGTGCGAGCCGATGGTCTTCTCTGTGTGCTTGACGATGTGAACAACGACGTCTGAACCCTCGCGGTCGTGCACGTTACCTTCACCCAAAGCGCCCCAGAGCTTGTGATCGATGTTCAGCCGATGCACGCGACGAGACACGACGTCACGGATCTGGAGGGGTTCGATGGCCCCGTCCCAAGACGCTTCGTCTTCAAGAAGTGCTGCATTGATCTCTGCGATAGGTTGCATTATCCACTCACCCATGCGGCAAGCAAGCCGTCGAGCTCAGAAACCTCTTCCAACCCTGTCAAACCTCGCGTCGCGATGCCAACGACCGCGATGCCGGAGTCAGTCACTGTGTTGCTTGGCTGAACGCCGAGAAGCACGTCATTGACGACCGTTGGGATCGTGCCGCCAGTGTCCGTCCCGTCCGCGACGCCGTCGATGTAGACAGACACAGTGCCCGCGGTGCACGTGACGATTAGTCGGTGCCACTGATCGTCGTTGACAGGGATCGTGCAAGGGATGTCAGCGCCGCCGCCGGCTCCGATCGTGATGTACGGGGAGCCGGATCCGAAGCTGAGCTCCACGAAGAACGCGCTTCCCTTGTCGAGGATCGCGCCGTACGCTTGACCAGCATTCGTCTTGAAAGCGCTGAAGATCGTCCAATCAGCGAGCCCGTCGAGGGTTGTAAAGTTGCCGGTGCGTGTGAGCCCTTTCGTTGTGAATCCGCCGTCGAAGACGGGGTAACTGTGTTCGCCGACCGTCGCGCCAGGAGGTGCCGCGCCAGCGCCACCGACCGTCGCGTCAAGGTGCCACCCACCCTCGGTGTCGGCGAAGACACCGCCGTCGTAGCTTGACCAGAGGTGCGCGAGGTAGAGCCCAAGGAGGTCTGCGAAACTCGGCGGCAAGGTGAACGCGAGGTTCTCGAAGCGCGCAAGCGGGTTGAGCTTGACACCCTCCTGGAAGGAGGTCTCATCGCGCAATCGCGGTCGCCCTTGGCCGAGCGTAAGGTGCGACACCTGGTGGTTGCCGCTCTGCCCGTTGTCCCCTGAGTGGATCTTGACCATCCCGAAGGCGTAGTGCTTCGTCTGAGAGAGTTCGACGCCCTGCCGATGCGGATCGAGCTCCGACGTGCTGGTGCTCTGGTCCTCCGTCGCCTTGCGTCGGTCCTTCTGCTGCGAGTCGTCGAACGGTGCGGTGGTGATCATTCAATACCTCTTCGCCACGCCAGCGATCTGTTGGAGAAGGATTCTGTCCTCGATGCGGGGCTTGTTTGCCTCTCTCAAGTACATGTCGTAGTGGAAGTACTGCTTCTTGTGCCGCTCGAGCAGGTGGGATTCGACGACGAAGTTCGTGCCGTAGTACACCGTCTTGCGCGGGATGAGGTGCTCGACGAAGTAGGTCACGCTGGAGTCGAACCAGCGGAAGAAGTCGAAGAACGCGCGGAAGTTCAGCTTCCCCGTCAGGCGGTTGAAGTACACCTCCTTGAGGTGCTCGAGGTTCGGGTAGTTCGACGAGAAGTCGTTCTCCGGGGCGCCGAGCGCTGAGTCGAGCTCGTCGAGCGTCGCGAACATCGTGATCATGTCGCGGTTCAGAGCGTCCACGAGCGAGAACTCGATGGAGAGACGCGGGTCGTCCTGCGGCTCCTCGTTCTTCGGAACCTCGTACACAGGGGTGTAGGACGCCCACGGTGTCGCTCGCACCTTGCTCGTGTCGTCGTAGCTCCTGACGCGAACCTTGTCGGACGTCACAGCCTCGTCGATGTTCGGCGAGATGTAATTGTACCCGACGACGTGCGGCTTGAGAACGCGCGCGCTCGCAGGGAAGTCGGTGCCGCTGATGTGGAGGTTGTTTTGCGAGTAGTCGAACACCTGGATGGTGCCGCCGGCGCTCGTGCTCATGTCGTCACGCTGCTGCATGGAAGCGTCGATGCGCAGGCGTTGGAAGGTGCCGCTAGCCGTCGAGTTGAAGTTGTAGTTCTCGTGCGGGTTGAGGACGCCTGCCGAGTACGGGTTGCGCGCGTGCTCGAGCGACTCCGCGTACTCCAGCGCCTTCGACCAGAAACGCAGGCCCATGACCTGCCCGTCGAAGTCGGTGGTCCTCACCTTGTCGTCGAGGTTCGCGGTGTCGTTCAGGAGGATGGATCCGACTGGGATCGTGCCGGATCCGATGCGCAAGAACGGGCCGTACGCGTTCTTTCCGGTCGTCGCGTTCGACCACAGGTCGGTGTCAGAGCCGTCAACGTTCCTGTGGAGCGTCACCGACTCGCTGAAGAACGTGCCTAGGCCGAGCCGTTCGGTGCCAGCGCGGAGAAAGTAGTGATCCTTCGTGAGACTGCCTGTCAGGTCGTGGCGGAACCGCCCGAAGCTGACGTACCAAGGGTCGCCGTTGAAGATGTCCACGTCGAGCGACATGCTGAGCGCGGGCGAGGTGCCTGTCCCGCCGTCGCCTGAGCGCACGTGAAGCTCGATGCGTGGATTGGTGCCGCTGAGCGCGACCGCGTTCGCTAGGAGGTACTCGTAAGGCGATGTGCTGCCGGTCGTGTGGACGCGGACGAGGCTCTGCGACGGCGCGTGAGACGACGTGACGGCGAAGCGGTACGTGCCCTCCACGGTCCACGAGCCAGACGTCCATACACCGTCGTTGCGTGCGTTCGACGTGCCGTTCTCGAGGACGGTGCCCTCGATGCGAGGGAGTCCAGGCTCGTAACGTGATCCGCTCAGGTACGGCGTCTGGATGACGCCTCCGCGGCGGAAGTCGAGGAACAGCATCGGCTCAACACGGCGTTCACGAGCCTCGTCGAGGCCTCGCCGCGTCGGGCCGCCTCGCTCCTTGATCTTGAAGGAGTTGTTCGGATCGATGCCGATGGAGCGGAAAAACGTCTCGATGCTGTGAAGCGTGCCCTTCGAGCGGACGATCTCGCCCATGTTGGTGAGGACGCGCCGCATGATCTGGTTCTGAACGCTGTACAGTGAGGTCTCGTTCAGCGAGTACGAGAGCTCAACGTCCTCGCCATCCTTGTATTGCGCGAACGCGGCGTCCGAGAACAAGTTCGGCATCTTGATGCCGAACTCGCGGAGCGCGTACGGCAAGAAGATGTCGGGTGACGTGTCGTTCGAGTCGTAGTCCACGTAGTGGAGCTTCGCGAACGCGTCAACGAAGAGTTTGAGCTCGTCGAAGTACTTGGCCCACGAGTATAGCAGTGCGAGGAGCAGCTGCGTGGACCCGAGGATGCCGGATCCAGGGATCGAGTCGCCTTCGTACCCGTTGTTGATGGCGCCCTCCTCAGAGGACATGCCTTGGTGATCCTGACCGTCTGTCAGGTAATGTTTCGGCACGAGACGCGTGATGAGGTTCGGGTTGTCCTGGTCGTAAGCGCTTGCGCTGAGGAGCAACGTCGAGTTCAGCGTCTGGACCTCGTCAAACCCGGGGAAGATGACGGGGTTGAGGTTGAGACGTTCGTTCGAGAGCGGTGCGGCGATGGATCCGGTCGAGCGAAGGCTGAACGTGAAGTTCGTGACGTACGAGTGGAGGCCGTTGCCAGAGCTGTCGAGAACAATCGCGTTCGGCCCCGTGGTTGCCTCGTCTCCGGACAGCGAGCCGGTTGGCTCGTTGAACTTGTAGTAGAGGGCCAGGCCATCCTGTGCGAAGATGTTACGTGTCTTGTACTTCTTGACCTGCTCGCTGTTGCGCGCGAGAGTGAACACGCGGAGCTCGTCGAGCGAACCCGTGAGGGTTGTGTCAGGCGTGAACGTCGATCCATCCGCCGTGAAGCTCGACCCCGAGCCGACTAGGAGCGGCGCGTGATACGTCGTGATGGAGTCGAAGACGTAGCTGTTCGAGGACGTCGTGGACAGCTCGCCGTTCACGTAGAGCCTGAGGCGCGCTGTGTCGTCTCGGTCGTAGACGCCAGCGATGTGGACGAATGCGTCGCGAGACACGCTGGCCGAAGCGATCAGGCTGTACGAGCCGGAGAACACCGACCAGACGACGTCGGCGGTCGCGGCCGACGATCCGCTCTTGACGTAAGCGCAGAGGCCCACGTTCTCGGTCGCGTGCTTCTTCTGAACGATGACCATCCCGCCAGAGGCGAGCGGAGGCAGGTGGAGGTGGAACTCGACGGTGTACGGCTTGTCCAGCGGATCTAGGACAGCGGCGCCGGTCTTCAGCTTGGCGAGCTCAGGGAGCACGCCGCCTTGGTAGTCTTGAATCGAGAGGTGCGAGTCGGAGCCGAAGTTGAGGTAGCCGATGTTCTGCGGGAAGTTGTCGAGCACCCACTTCTCGAAGCCAGTGAGGCTGTCAACGAACTTCTCGTGCTCCTTCTTGCTGCCGTCGAACGGGTAGCCGTTCACGATGCGGTCGAACGCGACGTTGACCTTGGCCTGAGCGGAGTTGAAGAACGTGTGGTTCTCGAACTTCGTCCAATCGACCTTCAGCTGCTGCGTTGACTTGAGGCCTGACTCGTACGGGTCGTAGGCGAACGAGGCCGAAGACAGGTAGTTGCTGTCCGGATTGTCGGACCCCTTGAGCGTGACCACGCGCGAGGACCCACGCCCCACGTTCGCAAGGTCCGCCACGCTGAATCTTGTAGGAAGTCCTGGCCTGAGGAACATGTGTCGTCCTGGTTAACGTAGCTCCCTACGTCAATCCAGGGACACGCGGAAGGCTGGAGAGGCGTCGTAGAAGATCTCCTCGTTGCCGCCGTCCACGATCATCACGTCAAGTGCGTAGGAACGGCCAGGAACAAGGCTCTCCATCCACACGTCGAAGTACAGGTACTCGCTGTCAGCGCTCATCCGCGTGGAGTTGTAGGCGCGGTCGAACGGCACCACGACCGTGTCGCTGATCACGTCGCGCACCGAGTAGTGAGCCTCGAGAATGAGACTCTTCTCTTCCTGCGGCACGCGAACGTACGTGTACGTCGGGTTCAGCCGGTCGAACACGAAGCAGCGGAATCTCACAGAATCGTTTGGTGCGTACTCGACTGCCGTGTTCGGCACGTTGACGTGGTACTGACGCGAGCGGAACGGGCCGAGCGTGGTGTCCGGGAGCTTGACGTCGAGGGTGGCGCTGTGGTAGGCGACGTTTGAATCCAGCGACGTCCAGACCTGGTTGAACTTGACGTGACGGTTGGAGCCGCTCAAGGACGCGTTCGTGATGAGGCGTTGGAGGTTCGTCTCGTTGGACTTGATCGTGAAGGTCGCCGAGTAGAGGCCGGTGGAGTAGGTCTCTCCAACGAGGTGTTGCGAGGCCGTCGCGTACTGCGCGTACTGCTGGTAGCCGCTCGAGGTCGAGTAGTACGTCCACACCTTGACCAGCACGCAGTTCGCCCCTGTGATCGGCGTCAGCGAGGATCCAGAGACGATGTTCGCCGGCGCGCCGCGCACGTACTTGCTGAGGAATAGCGTGCCAGGCTCGTCGAAGAAGAACGCCGACTGGTGGCTGATCTTCGAGTCGTCGTAGCGGGCGATGAGCTGAGGCCTCTTGTTTTGGTCGATCGCCTGGCGCGAGCCGAAGCGTTTGACGAAGCGCGTTCGCACGTCGTCTTCTTGCGACTCCGTGAACGACAGGCGGAAGCCGTGATCCGGAAGCAGCCCGACGAGCGTCGCGCTCACGATGCGCGTCACGTCGATCTCGAGGTCCTCGGTGCCGTTGACGAAGGACTGCGACGTGGCGAGCGTCACAACGCCGGATCCGAGGTTGCCGCTCGCGATGAGGTCGATGTCGGCCGAGCCGAGGAGGCCCTTCGCGTTCGCGCCGGAGAGGTGCCAAGCGCTCACGGTGCCGTCCGACACCGAGGCCGTGAGGAAGTTTACCGCGTCTGAGTCTTGGTAGAAGACCACGTCGCGACCGCGACCCTCGTCCCACGAACGCGAGAGCGGGTACACCTTGACGGTGAAGTTGCGCGGCGTCGTCTGTCCTCCGTAGACGTCGTGAAGCTTGAGCTTGCAGTTGAATGTGGGCGACGTGACGTCAAGGGCGCCGGACGCGTACGCGTGGCGGAGCGGGTCGAGGTCAAAGTGGACGAGCAGGCGCGTGAGCTCAGCGAGCGCCGCCGATCCAGACTTGTTCAGACCGTAGACCTTGTACAGGTCGAGCGTGCCAGCCTCGCCGGTGTTCGCGTCCGTCTGCCGCGTACTCTTGATGATGCGATCGGTGATGTACGCATCCTTGTCCGCTTTCAGAGCTCGATACATGTGCTCAGACCGCCTTCCCGACGATGTCCTCGTCCAGGTACTTCAGCTCGAAGATGCCGCCAGGCGGCGGCAGAATCACGCCTCGGTGCGTGAAGTTCTGGATGTCGTGGTAGATCTCGCTGTACTCGCGGCCGTCAACCTGGTTCGTGAGGTTCTCGATGCGGACCGAGTTCACCGACGTCACGCCGTTCGTGTTGTAGATGAGGTTGTCGATGTCCGACAGCACGATCGGCTGGTCGATGTGGAAGTTCTGGGTGTTGAAGAAGCGACGCAGCTTGCTGTTCACCTGTTGCAGGACCGTCTTCTTGTTCATCGCGAGGTCAACGCTCACCTCGTAGGTCAGCTTGATGTTGACGATGCGGGCATCGACGATGTCGATGGCGTCCGAGATCATGCGGTAGCCGTTCAGGTACACACGGAGGTTGTCCTTCAAGGCGTCCGAGGCGAAGTCGAGGCGCTCGTCAGCGTCCTTGCAGATGACGTACAACTGCGTGGACAGCGGGTTGTTCGGGGTGGCTCGCGCCGCAGCCCTGAACACGCGGCCGAAGTCTGACGGCATCGTGTACACGCGCGACAGGAGGTCTGGCTTTGTGACGATGCGGGACTGAGCGCTCTTCGCGAGAGGGATGAACTCCTTGAGCTCGTCTGCCTGAGGCGCGTCGAGGCCGCCGACCGCCTTGCGACGGTTGCGCACGGTCACTGAGCCGCGGACGGCCTGGGCGACCGCGGCGGACGGCGTGACCGGGAAGTTCATGATGAGCGTGCTCACGACGCGGATCGTGTTCGCTTCCACGTTGTGGTTGAGGCCACCACCGTAGCGGTATGAAACAGAAACGACCGCGTCGGTGGCTGATACGCCGAGCGTCTTTGTGTCGAGGAGCTGCTGCGGGTTCAGGGTCGTGCGCGCGAAGGTCGTCTTCCCGTACAAGGGAAGCGCGAAGAGCGAAGGGTCCGGGACAGCGTCGTCGTCCAGCGTGTCGGCCGAGCCTCCGCCGAAGACAAGTGTTGTGCCGCGGTCGTCGAGGTTGACGCGAGTCGTGTAGCGGTAGGGAGCTGGCGCGAGTTGGAGGACGGACGGCACTCGGCTGGAGTCGTAGCCTGTGTTCGCAACTGCCTTGTAGATGACGTCCTCAGCGAGGTTGTTCACCCGGTAGTACACGTTGCCAAGCGAGTCCACGACGCTGTTGATCGAGCTGACGTTCGCGTTGCTCAGTGAGACGCGCCTGAAGGGGACGAACCCAGAGAACGTGAAGGTCTCGGTGGCAGAGAAGCCCGACACCGCCAAGGCTTCGCCACGCAGGATGAACGTGAGCGGCGTGCCATCCTCGGAAGCGCTTCCGATCTGGTACTCGGTGACGAGGTTGCCGTCGCTGTCGGTCTCCGTAAAGTCGATGTCCTCGACAAGCTCGAAGTCGATGCCGTTCTCCGCGGTGCACACGCTGCCGGCCTCGATGACAGGAAGGGCCGCGGGCAGGGGACGCAAGACGCCGTTCACGCTCGCCGCGGGCGTCTCGACGAAGAGGGAAAGCCTGACGACGGCGGGCGAAGCGCCGACGATGTCCACGCCGGCGCGCCGCAGCTGACGCTCGATGTTCTCGGTCTCGACTGCCGTCTCCGGGTCGAGCTCGCTGAACTGGTGGTCGAGGTAGAACGACAGCGAGTCGCCGACGTACGCCGGCATGTCCATGAGCAAGCCGCCCATGCTGGACTCGGAAAGGTCAACGATCTTGTCGCCGTAGTAGGTCTGGGCGTACTCCACGAGGTCCTGCCGGAACGCGTCGAACTCCTTGTTCAGGTAGCGACGCTGCCGGACGGACTTGAGAGCTTCACGCTTGGTGTCGATAGGCATTAGTTGGTCTTCCTCACGTGAGTCCCACGATGATCTCTAGAGATTGCTTCGGCGAGTTGATCGAGGGGACGTCGTACGTCAGCAGGTACCGTCGCATTGGGACGGTGAAGCCTCTTTCGCTGCGGAGCACGACTGCCTCATCATCGATCGGCACCATCTCCTCAAGCGACACGTAAGGCATCCACTTGTCAACGGCGCGCTTGATGCGGATGGCGACCTCCTGGTCGTAGTCCTCGCGCGCGAGACGCTCGGCTGCCAGCTCGCGGAGGTTGCCCCCGAAGTCATACAAGCCTAGCCTTTCGCCCCAGTTGGTCATGATGAGGTTGCGGAGGTTGTCGCGGATCTGGTTGAACAGGTCCGTGTGCATCTCGAAGAGTGACGTGTTCCCGAAGCGAAGCGGCGTCTTGATGCCGATCGGCACGACGGAACGCTGAGCCTCAGCCTCGGCTCGCACCGTGACGGTGCTCTTTCCGACGCTTTTGAACGAGATGGACGACGCTGCCACGGGCTCTAACTACCGACCTTCACGCGAGGCCCAACGCTTGACCGATGGTCTTCACGACCAGGCCTGTTCCGATGATCTGGCTGACCGTCATACACAGAAGGGCGATGACGGCGTTCTGGATCATCACGATGAAGGTCGCGACGAGCAGCTTCGGGAGGATGGCGAGGAGGCCGACCTCCTTCAGGATGTCGAGCACGAGCCCGAAGACGAGCTCGACGACGATCTTGAAGAGCTCAGGCGGGGACGGCGTCAGCAGCTTGAGTGGGTCCACCGACAGCTTCGCGATGAGCTTGGGCAGAAGCGTGATCGGGAGGGTGAGCAACAGCTCGAAAAGTTGCGGGAAGACGATGAAGTCGAACTCCGGGATGGGGATCGACGGCAAGCTTGGCACCGATGGAAGGGCGGGGAGCAGCGCCGCGATCTTCGCCGTGATCGACGGGTCGATGTCGTACTCGGCCTTGAGCGCAGGAGGGTTGGGGATGAGCGCGGCGATCAGCGGCAGGTCTGGCAGCTCGAGTTCGATGCTGATCTCGGGCGGCAAGAACCCCGTGTAGTCCAGGATGGGCGGGGCCATCGCGACGCCGTTCAGGTTCATGACCTTCATCAACGGCTCGTAGAGGTTCGTGACGATGATCTTCTGGTAGCCACCCTCCGGGTCTCGAAGCGTGTCGTACGTGAGGGGCGCGAACGGCGACGGGTCGAACCAGAAGAGGTCGCCGAGCGGATCGCTTGGGTTCGTGAGAAGCCGATCAGGATCGAAGA